CATCATCGGCATCGACGCGGCGGGCAATGTGTTTGAGGCATCGAACGCGACCGAGCTTGAACAGGTCGGGATGCACATGACCGCGATGCTCGGACAGTTTTTCGAGGACTGACGCGCCTCTTTTCGGTGGCGTCCAACCCCACAATCCATAGGAGGCCCAGATGGCCAACGTGCGTCAAAAGCTGGAGGGCATCGGCTTCCTCCGTCAGACCATCCGCGTCCCGATCACCGTGGTCAACGGTGCCGCTGCTGGCACGTTCACCCTGCCGCTTGGTGCTGTCGTCCAAAGCGTTGAGCGCGACACTCCGGTGGCCATCCCCGGCTCCCCGACTAACGTCAATGTGCGCCTCGGTTCGGCTGCCAATGGCGAGCAATATGTGGCTGACGTCGACCTGAAGGCCCAGGGCTACTCGGCCCTCACGGTCGTCTATGCCATGCGCGGTGCCGCGCTCTCTGCCCCGGCCACTGTCCACTTCACTGTTGCCAGCTCGGGCGGCACTGCTGCGGACCAAGACGGCGAAATCGTTCTGCACGTCAACATCATCGACGTGCCCTAAGTTTCATCCGCGCCTTCCTTTCGCTGGACCCACCCCGAGCGGGGCAGACACCATCCGACCTTATGGCGAAAAGCCAACTGTGGCGCGGCGTCCCTTGGGGCGGTTGATTGCAGGCAAGGCGGGAACGCTCGGACCACATTCAGTCAGGACGCCCGAAAGGGTCTGACGACGGGAGCGGTCACCTACGACCGGACACAATGCCAGCACTGACAAACCCGAAACATGAGCGGTTCGCACAGGAACACGCCAAGGGGAAATCACAGGCCGAGAGCTACAAGCTTGCAGGCTATGCCCCGAGCGAACCAGCGGCTTCCCGGTTGGCAAGTAATGTGAAGGTGCGGGCAAGGGTCGCTGAGATACAGGAACGGGCGGCTGCAAAGGTCGGCCTGACCATCGCCTCGGCCACTGAGCATCTGTTGCGGCTGGCTAAAAAGGGCGAGCAGATCGGGGACGCCTCGGGCTTCCAAGCCTCTCGCGCTTCGATCATGGACGCCTGCAAGCTCAACGGGCTGGTGGTCGATAAGTCCCAGATCGACGGGGCGCTGGCGTTCACCGGCATTGCGAGGCGCATTGTCGGAGCTTGAACTGCCCACGGCGGCGGTGTTTGAGCCGCTGCTGCACCCGACCCGATACAAGGGCGCATGGGGCGGGCGGGGTTCTGGCAAGTCACACTTCTTCGCTGACCTCATGGTCGAGGCGGCGCTGACCCAGCCGGGCTTCCGAGGTGTGTGCATCCGGGAAGTGCAGAAAGACCTCAACCAGTCGGCCAAGCGGCTGATCGAGGACAAGATCGCAGCCCACGGTGTCGGCTCAGTGTTCGACTGCCAGAAGGCGGTCACGGTGACGCCGGGCGGTGGGATCATCGTCTACCAGGGTATGCAGGACCACACGGCGGACTCGGTGAAGTCGCTGGAGGGTTTCGACGTAGCGTGGGTCGAAGAGGCCCAGACGCTCTCGGCCCGGTCCCTGACGCTGCTGCGCCCGACAATCCGCAAGCCGGGTTCGGAACTGTGGTTCTCATGGAATTCGCGCCGCAAGTCTGACCCGGTGGACAAGATGCTGCGGGGCGACGACACGCCGACCGGGGCCGTGGTGGTGCGGGCCAACTGGTCCGACAATCCGTGGTTCCCGGCAGAGCTGGAGCAAGAGCGTCTGGACGATCTTCGGATGAAGCCGGACCAATACGAGCATATCTGGGAAGGTGGCTATGAGGCCATCACCGAGGGCGCTTACTACGCGGCCCACCTGACTGCCGCGAAGGCGCAGGGCCGCATCGGAGAGATTTCAGCCGATCCCTTGATGGCCTACCGGGCGTTCTGGGACATCGGCGGCACGGGTGCCAAGGCCGACGCGACGACGATCTGGGTCTGCCAGTTCATTGGCGAGAAGATCAAGGTGCTGGCCTACTACGAGGCGCAGGGCCAAGACCTCGCCACGCACATCAACTGGCTGCGGGCGTCTGGATACGGCAAGGCCGAGTGCTTCCTGCCTCACGACGGCGCGGCCCACGACAAGGTGTTTGACGCCTCATACGAGGGTGCGCTGCGAGCGGCGGGCTTCTCGGTGACGGTTGTTCCCAATCAGGGCCGTGGGGCTGCCTCTCAGCGGATTGAGGCGGCGCGGCGTTGGTTCCCGCGCATCTGGTTCAATCAGGCGACCTGTCAGCCTGGGATCGACGCGCTGGGTGCCTATCACGAAAAGAAGGACGACGCCCGAGGGATTGGGCTGGGTCCGAACCACGATTGGTCCTCGCACGGCGCGGACAGCTTCGGCCTGATGGCCTCGACCTATGAGGAGCCGCGCTCCTTGGCTCCGATCAAACGCAACATCAAAGGGGTGTCATAGCTTATGTACGACGACGCACCCGACATGGACGACGAGGCCGTCTCGACCGGGATGGATGAGTCCACCCTTGCGTCTATCCTCTCCTCGGAGATCGAGGACGCGACGAGCTTCATCGACTCGGACATCGGGCCTCAGCGCGCCAAGGCCATCGACCGCTATTTCGGTCGGCCCTACGGCGACGAGGAGGCGGGTCGGTCGCAGATCGTGTCCCGCGACGTTCACGACACGATCAACGCCATCCTGCCGAGCCTGATGCGGGTGTTCTTCGGCTCCGAGAACGTGGTGGAGTTCGCCCCGGAGAGCGAAGAGGACGTTGCCAACGCCGAGCAGGCGACGGACTACATCAACTACGTCGTCACGGTCGATAACGACGGCTTTGAGGTGTTCCTGGCTGCGATCAAGAACGCGCTCCGGGAGAAGGTCGGCTTCATCAAGTGGTGGTGGGACGACAGTTTCACCGTCTCAACGACGAAATACACCGGCCTCGACGAGATGGCCCTGACGCAACTGCTGGAAGACCTCCAGAAGTCCGTTGAAGCCGAGATTGTCGAGACCTCCGAGGGCGACGAGGGTCTGAACGTCACTCTGCGGCTCAAGAAGCGGGTGGATCGGGTGCGGATCGCTGCGGTCCCGCCTGACGAGCTTCTGATCGGTCGCCGGATGCGGACGCTGGACGACGAGGGCTATGTCGGCCACCGGACGGAAAAGCGTGTCTCCGAACTGGTGGCGATGGGCTACGACCGCGATCTGGTGCTGTCGTGTTCGACGGACGGTTCCGAACTGGATACCTCGGACGAGCGCCTTGCTCGTCAGCCGTATCGGGACACCATCGGCGGCTCCACCTCGGACGACAGCGCCCGGCTGGTGCTGTATGTCGAGAGCTACATCAACGTCGATTTCGACGGCGACGGCATTGCTGAGCTGCGCCGGATTTGCACCCTGGGGCCGTCGTTCAAGATCGTCGCCAACGAGCCGGTGGACGAGCGGCCCTTCACGGACCTCCAGTGCGACCCGGAGCCGCATAGCTTCTTTGGCGAGTCGGTGTCGGACAAGGTTTCCGACATCCAGTGGACGAAGACGAAGGCGCTGCGGGCATGGGCTGACGGTCTGGCCCAGTCGGTGTTCCCCCGGACGGTCGTGGGCCGTGGCGGCAACATCGAAGACGCCATGAACACCGAGGTCGGTGCTGTGCTGCGGGCCGAGGGTTCGCCTTCGGAGGCCTATTTCTTCGCTGCGGCACCGAACACGTCGCAGGCTGCCTTCCCGCTCATCACCTACATGGACGAACTGCGCGAGAACCGCACGGGAATGTCCAAGGTGTCGATGGGCTTGGATGCCGAGGCATTGCAGAACACCACGGCCACGGCTGCCAACGGGCAGTTCTCGCGCTCGCAGGAGCGGATCGAACTGATCGCCCGCGTGATGGCCTCGGGTGTGCGCCGGTTGTTCCGTGGCCTGCTGAAACTGACCGCCGAGAACCAGCGTCAATCGCGCATGGTGAAACTGCGGAACCAGTGGGTGCCGGTCGATCCCCGTTCGTGGCGGGTCAACATGGATGTTGTGCCCAACGTCGCCCTGGGTGGCGGGACGAACGCCGAGAAGGTCCAGCTTCTCTCGCTGATGCTGGCCAAGCAGGAAATGATCATCAGCACGGTTGGGCCGGACAATCCGCTGGTGACGCCGAAACAGTATTTCAACACGCTGGCCAAGCTCATCGAGACGGGCGGCTTCAAAGACCCGAGCGCGTTCTTCACCGACCCGGAAAGCCCGGAGGCGATGGAGCGGATGGCGGCGAAGGGGCAAGAGCCTCCGATGCCTGATCCCAAGGTCGAAGAGGCCAAGGCCCGCATCGAACTGGAATCCGCCAAGGCTCAGGCGCAGGCCCAGCGCGACGAGCAGAAGGCGGCGGGCGACCTCCAACTGGCCCGCGAGAAGCACGCGCTGGAAATGCAGCAGCGCCGCGATGAGCAAGCCGCCGATCTGGCCTTCAAGCGTGAACTGGCCAACGCGGAACTCAACCTCAAGCGCGAGGAGATGCAGATGGAGTTCGCCCTGAAAAGCGAGGCCAACCGCATGAACTCCGCACAATCGTATTCGATCAACGGCCCGGATCAGGGCGGGATAGCCGGATGAACATAGGCGACAAGGTTCTGGCCGAGGGTGAGGTCACCCAAGTCTGTGACGGCTTCTGCGTGGTGCGGTTCGCCCGCGTCGGCACTCAGGCCGTGACGCATCTGCGGGTGCCGAACGAGGCTCTGCACAGCCCGCCCGCCCCCAAGCCCCGCAAGGTGCCCGTTGTCGCTGACTGACGACGAGATCGCCGCCATCTATCAGCGCGGTGCGGACGCGCAGGCGCTCCTCGACAGTGCTGGGGTGATGGACAGCCTGCACCGGATGTCGGAGCGGATCATTTCTGACTGGCGCAACTCTGCCCGGTCGGCCCCTACCCTGCGCGACGAGCAACACGCTCAGGTCGCTGCAATCGACGCCCTTGTCGCGCTGTGGAAGCGGGACGTGGACGACGCCTCTTTCCTACGCTCCAGACTGGCAAAGTCAGCCCGACGCTAGGTCACCAGCCGTGACGGCCATTGGCCAGCGGCGCACTCCAAGAGCTAAACATGAACGACTCCAGCACGGCGCAAGCCACTGGTGCGACGGTGGCTGACGCCGCCGAACGGATCGAAAGTCTGCTAGGCCCTGCCGACAGCGAGACTGACGAGACGCAGGAGGCCGTTGAGGCTTCCGACGCCGACGAGGAACCGGAGCAATCCGACCCCGAAGGCGAGTCCGACGATCAGGAAGAGGCGGAAGCCCCCGAAGAGCAGCCGGTTCTCTACTCCGTCAAAGTGGCGGGCGAAGAGGTCCAGGTGACGCTTGATGAGGCGCTGAAAGGCTACTCCCGAGAACAGGACTATACCCGCAAGACGCAAGCCCTCGCCGAGGAATCCAAGGCAGAGAAGGCGGCTATTGCGGCGGCGCGTGACGAGTATCTGGGCAAGCTCCAGGCCGTCCAGCAGATCATCGAGGCCAATCAGCCGCGAGTCGATCAGTCCCTTCGCTACTCCAACCCCGCTGAATGGTCCGCTCAGATGCTCCAGCATCAACAGTGGGCCGAACAGCGGCGCGGCGTGGCGCTTGAGGCCGAACGGCTGAACGCTGAACAGGCACTGGAAGAGGCCCGTGGGCGTCAATCGCTCGCGGTGCAGGAAGCGGAAAAGCTCCTCTCGGCAATCCCCGAGTGGAAAGACCCCGCAACTGCCAAGGCCGAGACCGCCAAGCTCCGGGAATACGGCCAGTCCATCGGCTTCTCGGACGCTGAACTCGATGATGTTTTCGATCACCGGGCCGTCCGTGTCCTTCGGGATGCGATGGCCTACCGCGATCTCGTCGCCAAGAGCGGCAAGGTCCGGTCCACGGTCGAAGCAAGGAAGGTCGCCAAGCCGGGGACGGCAACGGCTGCCCCGTCCAAGTCCCAAGACCTCCAGCGCGCCAAACAACGTCTCCGTCAATCAGGCTCCGTCAATGACGCTGAAGCCGCTATTCTGAGGATGCTAGGCTAATGGCCCAACCTTCTGACACCTTCGACCGCTACGACCTCATCGGCGTCCGTGAAGACCTCTCGGATGTCATCTCCAACATCAGCCCGACCGACACGCCGTTCCTGTCCAACATCGGCAAGGCGTCGTGCGATAACTCGCAGTTCGACTGGCAGACCGACAGCCTCGCCGCTGCCGCCGCCAACGCGACCATCGAGGGCGACGACACCGCCGCCCAGGCCGTCGCCGCGACCACGCGCTACGTCAACTACACCCAGATTTACAAGAAGGCGTTCACCATCTCGGGGACCGCTGAACGGGTGAAGAAGGCGGGCCGCAAGTCCGAGATCGCCTATCAGACCGCCAAGCGCGGCAAGGAGATCAAGCGGGACCAGGAACTGTCGTTCACCGGCACCAACGTCGCCGTTGCGGGCAACTCCACCACGGCCCGCGTGACCGCCTCGCTCGACTCCTGGCTGTTCACCAACGACACCAACGGCACGTCCGGCACCGCCTACACGATCACGGGCGGCGTTCCGGTCACGGCCCGCAC